TTAGATGGTTTAATTTCAATTAGTACTGTTTCTTTTTTACCATTTTTATTTATTTTAGTTACTATGAAATCTGTAAAATATCGATGTATTTTATTGTCTATTGGAGATCTATAAGGTATTACTACTTCTTCAGAACCCCATTTAACAATATCTTTATGACCGTCTAAATACATCATAAATTTAAGTTCCCAAAGAGAACGATAAACGATGTTTGTTGGATTACCATTGTATTTTTGTGGATTTTTTGGTTTAAAATAACCTTTATAATTTGCCATTTCTTAAAACAATTATAAATAATAATAGAAATAATTATTTAGATAAAAGGTAATTAATGCCATCCGGAATTGGACCCATAAAACCTGAAAATAAAAGACCAATAGGAAGAGGCCCGACTCCTCCTACTACTCGTTCTATACCAGAAGCTACGTATCCATCAGACTTAAATCGCGCTGATAAAAATTATTTTATGCAATTTCAGTTTATTTCTTATGAAAAAAGATCTGTTTTTGAAGCACCATTTTTGATGCCTCTTGGTGGTGTAACATTACCGATACCTAAAAAAATAAATGATGTTCAAACAGTTATATGGCAAGCAGTTGAAGGGCGTGCTTTAGCAGCTGCATATGATAATTTTAGGTCACCAGGTAATTTAAATTCTACAGTTGCAAGTGTTATTACAGGTGCAGCAGGTGGAGCTGCTGGAGCAGCTGCTGGAGCAGCTATAGGTGGACGTTTCGGTGCAGTTGGACGCCTTGTTGGTATTGCTGCTGGTGGTTTATTAGGAGGTCTTGGGGGTGGCGCTGCTGGTGGTACTGCATTAGGACAAGGTTTTGCCGCTGGCGCAGGAGCTTTAGGATTACAAGCGTTAGGACCGACAGGAGAACTAGCTTTAGGACTTTTGTTAGGTATGGCACCAAATCCATTTTTAACAATGTTATTTAAACAAGGCGATTTTAAAGATCATACTTTAAGTTGGACTTTTTCTCCACATAATGAACAAGAATCTATTAATCTTGTTAATATTATTAATAGTTTTAAGAAAAATATGCTTCCCAGTTTTGTTGGTGGATCTGGTGGTTTGTTATTAAAATATCCAAATTTGGTATTAATAGGGATATATCCTGATGATTTTTTCACCTTTAAGTTTAAACCATGCGCTATAATATCAGCAGCAACAGATTATAGTGGAGCAGGACAACCATCATTTTTCGAAAATGGTGCGCCTACAGTAATTAATTTTTCTTTACAATTAAAAGAAATAGAACTTTGGATGCAAGACGATTATAATTAAATGGCAATAGATAGATATTTCAACAATTTCCCAATTATAGAATATAATTCTAAACCAGCTATTGATATAACAAAGCGTGTGGTAATGTTGAATTATGTTTTGAAAAATCCATTTTTATTTTATCCATATGAAATTTCAGAAAATGAAAGAGCGGATCAATTAAGTAATCGATATTATGATGACCAATATAAGAGTTGGATATTATATTATTCTAATAATATGGTTGATCCTTATTATGAATGGCATTTATCTGAACAAGAACTTGAAAATTTTATTATCAAAAAATATGGTAGTACAGAATTAGCATTAAATAAAATAAAACATTACATATGTAATTGGGAAGGTCATGACAATATTTCAATAAGTAGATATGATTCTTTATTACCTACTTTAAAAAAGTATTGGATACCTGATTATCAAAATTCTAATAAGATAATGTCTTATAAAAGAAAACAGATTAATCAAATACTGAATACTAATTCAATAAGAACATATTCTGTTGCTAATACTTCGTTTATTAAAGACGAAATAGTTGATATTGTTTTTGATACAAATAATACTGGTCAAGGACAAATTTTATCTACTACAGATTCTAAAATATATGTACAACACACTTCAGGTGTAACTTTAGAAAACCAAACTGTAAATATAGGAGAAAATAGTTATATATATGGACAAGAAAGTAAAGTAAATACGGTTTTTACTACTGCTACAAATATTATTGATAATTTACTACCAGAAGAACAAGTATATTGGAAACCTATGACATATTTTGAATATGAAAATAATATAAATGCATATAATAAAACTCTGAAAGTTTTGGATAAAGCGTATTCTAAACAAGTTTCTGATAATTTGAAGGAATTTTTGAAATAAAATGACTGCACAAGCTGGATCAATAGAATTTAAAACATTTACTATAGGTGGTATGGATTTGAATGATCCTAAAATTGCCAAAAAATTAGAAGTTAATGTTTATTATGATATATTATTGCCTATTGTAACAGCGGACGTTAAAGTTTTAGATGAAAACGATTCTTTAGGCAAATATAATATTTCTGGTAAAGAAGATGTACAAATTAAATTTGGAGTGCCTGGAGGTCAAGAAGAAATTAATTTAAAACTTAAATTATTTCAAAATTCAGATTTGAAAGATGATACTTTTAACAATAAAGGTGCTATGAAACATAAAACATATAATTTTAGAATGGTATCTCCAGAATTTTTAACAAATCAATCAAAAAGATTACAAAAAAGTTTTAAACAAAATACTGATAAAACAGTTAAAGATGCGATTAAACATATAAGCGATAAAGAAGTTAATACACCAGATGGTACAAAAGGTGAACAAAGAATATTAGCCAACTATGAAAGGGTGTTTGATTTTATTAGAAATATAAACGAAAGACATGTATCTCAACAAAACAAATCATCATTATATACGTTGTTCCCAACTTATGAAAATGGTACTGAAAAATATACATTTGCTACGTTTGAACATTTGATGAAACAAGGATCTAAATTTGAATTTAAACAAGACAATACAGTTGGAGCAAGAACTACGACTGATGGCGATCAAATGAAAAATTTGTTATGGGTTAATGTTCCACAATCATTTGATACTAGCCCGAGACATTTAACAGAAACTAATAGAAGAACATATAATATCAATACTGGCAAATTACAAAACAAAGATGGTAAAAAACAAGAATTTAAAAGACCACAAGGAACTCAACCCATAAATTTCCAACAACAATCTGTCTCTACTAAACAAAAAACGCCAATGACTAGATTGATTCATCCTTCTAATGATGAAAAAAGAACTGGAACTGCAGATGCTAAACAAGATAGAGCAGCATTTCTTGCACATTTATCACAAAATACTATGAAATTTGAAATACATGGTAATCCTGCTATTAAAGTTGGTGATGTGGTTAAATTAAATATCCCTAAAAAGGCAGATGCTGATCAAGAATCTGGTGAAACCCAAATGAACGATGGTGTATTGATTGTTAGATTAAGACATAAAATTAGAATGACTGCAGATTCTCCACAATATACTATGATTGTAGAAGCAGTTAAAGCAGGATTTAAGCAAGGAGGTTAAATTATGAATGGACCATTTTATTTGGCAGAAGTAAGAAATATCAAAGATGACAAAACCAAATCTGGCAGAGTCCAACTTAGAGTATATGGAATTCATGATGATGAAGAAAATATTAAAGACGAACATCTTCCATGGGCAATGCCATTACAACCTATAACTTCAGCAGCTACAAATAGAATTGGTATAATACCTACTGGTATGATAGTTGGTTCTAGAGTATTATGTTGTTTTTTGGATGAAGAAAAACAAAATCCTATTATTCTTGGAACATATGCAAGATCAGGTAGTTCTGATAGTAAAGATGATAATGATCATGGTCTTGATAAAGTTAATTTAGATGATAGTGATATTATTGCTGTAAAAAAAGGATAATTAAAATATGGGTATACAAGCAGGTGGAGGAGATGTTGGTGGTAGCTCTGTAAAAGCAGCTATAGCTTTAGAAAAAAGAAGTACAAATAACGATGAAACAGGTGGTAAATCAGAAGGTTCTGATAAGGGAAAATACGGCGAAAAAAAATATACAAATATCAACAAAGGCAATCCTGGTATAACAAAAGCCAGAAAAAAATTCGCGCCGAATGCTGATAAACCAACGACTGCTTCTGCTGACCCAAGTAAAAAATTACCAGAAGTTATTCAACAAGTAGATCCACAAGCAGCATCTGCAGTAATGAAACAAATGATGACTATGCTTGCTATGGTTAGAGATACTTCTAATGCAACTAGTCCAGCAGCTACATCAAAAATAGTAACAGATGCTTTGGCTGGAGCTTTGGCTATTTTATCGAATAAATATGGTTTCGAAAAAATAATTAAAATATTTAAAGATTGTTTAAGTAATGGCGGAATAAACAAAATAAAAATTGATTATCAAGAGTTGATAAAAGAAGCAATATCGCAATTAATTAAGAATTCTTTAGAAAATGGTCCAAGTACATTAAAACTTTCAAAAACGCCAGTAGTGATAAAAAAACAAGTTGGTGGTGTTGTGCCTTTACCAATATATGGGTTTCCGCCAGATTTATATATTCAACAATATTATGCTGCTGATAAAGATCCTTATCCAGGTTATATTCAATGGAAAGGGCCAAATGGAGATTATGTTTATACTGTTAGGGGCGAAGAACCAAATTTCTCCAATCCTATGGAGCACATTTATTCTATGGCAGAACAACAATTAGCAAAAGATTTAGAACCTTATATAATAAAAGGTAAAATAACACCAGAAGAATTAAACATTATTTTAGACAAAAACAATCAACAAGTTCAAAATAATGGAATGAATAAAGCTATGGGTCAAAATAGCGGTCAAAATTTAATGCAATTATTGAATAAATTATTGACTGTTCTCGGACCAATAATTAATAAGGCTAAAGATGGTCATTTACCACAATCTGTATTAGATGTTGGGTCTATGAATAAAAGTTTAGAAAATTTTTCTAAAAATATGTCTATTATAAAAAAGATGAAAGACGATTCAAAAGGCGCATTTAAATTACCTGGTGCTTTAGATGGATTACTTGGTGGAAATTTAAATATAGCAGGAGCTTTAGGTAATTTAGGTAACCTTGGTAATTTAGGTGGAGCTTTAGGTAATCTAGGCAATCTTGGTAATTTAGGTGGTGCTTTAGGTAATTTAGGTAACCTTGGTAATTTAGGTGGAGCTTTAGGTAATCTTGGTGCTTTAGGAAATATTGGAAACATTGCTTTAGGATTAGGGAGTTTAGGAGTTTCTGCAGAAGGCATACAAGATGTTGGATCATTAATGAATGTAGTTTCTGACGGAAAAAGTAATTTTTTAAGTCCTGAAGCTGCTAGATTAGCAGCAACCACAGGTCAAACAATATCAGTTGAGTTTAGTTAATGGCAGATGATAATTTAGAAT